TATTCTCAATGGCATGGAATACAAGAAAGATTTTCTGTATCAAACTCATCCAATCATGGTGGATGCTCAGGGTGGTAATTCTTGGGAAACAATTCGCAGATGGTGTTTACAATTCGGCCTAAAAGATGATCCACACTCTCGTCATACTCGTTTGTTTATTCCAAATGATGAGATAAAGAAGAAGATGGAAAAATATTTAGAAGGTTTTGATAGTTCTAAAACACGAAAAGATGCAAATGGTAAGTTGGAAAAACACAAAGATTTTCATAGTGAATTGAACAAAAGTAATGTGAGGTCAACTCTAATAAGAGAGGAATTTTGGTCATGAGTCCATTTGATTTCACCAAACAAATTGAGCATGGTAAACAGAATCTCATTGATGAGAATCCAGAGCTTGAAAAGGAATACAAACCTTTCATTGTAAATCGTGCATTAAGTTTCAGTCATGATATGGTTCTTTATGCAAATCTCATGAATGAATACAATCACCTTGATTCAAAACTTCAGTTTGACTTTTTTCTAAATAGTATTAGACCAAAGAAACGATACAGTAAATGGTTGAAAAGAGAGAACAATGAAGTTCTTGAATTGATAAAAGATTATTATAAATGCAGTTATGCGAAAGCGAGAGATTATGCTACACTTCTCAATGATTCGCAACTGGATATATTAAGAAAACATTCTGATAAAGGTGGTTTGAAAGGGAAAAATGAGTGAAAACATCATTGATTCCATGATTGAAGTGAGATTGAAAGAAGCTGATGATTTTCTCAAAGTCAGAGAAACCCTCACACGCATCGGCATCGCATCAAGAAAAGATAAAACTTTATTTCAGTCATGTCATATCCTGCACAAGCAGGGTAAGTATTACATAGTTCATTTCAAAGAATTATTTGCACTTGACGGAAAAGCATCCAACTTTTCTGAAAACGACAAAGCAAGAAGAAACACGATTGCAAACTTGTTAGCGGAATGGGAACTCATTTCGCTTGCAGATGCAGGAAAAACAGAGGAACCAACTGTTCCTCTAAGTCAACTAAAAATCCTTTCTTTCAAGGAAAAGGATGAATGGGAGTTGACTCCTAAATATAATATAGGAAACAAAAGAGAAACCGATGCTGACAATGAGTAGTGATTTACGTTACTACAAGTTGAATCCAGAGGTCAAAGATCCATATCGTGCCACTAGTGGTTCGGCGTGTTTTGATTTGTACTCTTTTCTACAAGAAGATTCAGAAGTAACAGTATATAGAAACGATTTTGAAGAGACAGAGAAGGTAACGAGAGCAGTAAGGTTGAAAAGAGTACCTATCAATCCCAAAGAGAGGATTTTGATTCCAACTGGATTGATACTTGATATTCCAAAAGGTTATTCTGTACGACTTTATCCAAGGTCAAGCCTTGCATTGAAACAAGGTCTTACACTTGCAAATAATGTTGGTATTATAGATTCTGATTATGTAGAACCAGTTTTTGTCATGATTTTTAATATGAGTGGTTATGTAAAGTACATCAATCATGAAGAAAGAATTTGTCAAGCAGAATTATTTAAGGACCAACCTCACGTTTTGGAAGAGGTTTTTGAAAGACCAGAACGTAAAACAGAACGTGATGGTGGGTTTGGTTCAACAGGAAAAAAATGAGTCGCATAAACGTAGATAAGATAACAGGTGCAACAGGAACAGCATCTGGAGCGCCAATCACTTTGTCTGGTGATACTGCAACTTTGGGGAGTGGCGTAACTTTTCCTACTGGAACAATTACAAATCTTGTTACGCAAACTACTACAACAACAGGGCGCCAAGACCTAACTGATACATATACAGCCGTCACTGGATCACTTGTAAGTTCTTATACGCCAACAACTGGTGCATCAAGCGTTTATTATTCGGTAAATTTACATATCAATAATGGAAGTTCAAGAGGTATATGTAACTTTATTCCTTATTTGGACGGAACACAACAAGGACAAAAAAAGGGGTTTTCATTAGATAGAGACACTGGCACAGAAGATGGTGACAATGTTCATTATTTTACAACTTTTAGTACTACTGGATGGACATCTGGTAAAAACATAGAATTAAGAGCAAGAAGATATAGTTCATCCTATAATGTTTTTTTAAATACAGCTCCTAATTTTTTTGACACGGGTAGTACTGCTTCAGAAATTTATATAGATGTAATAACAATAGTATATTCAATAATGTAATGGCAACAAGATATATTTTTAGAGATAACATATTAGTAGGGTACTCAGATTCTCCTTATTCTGAAGGTGAAGTTATAAGTGACCCTTTACCAGATTTTAACCCTTTATTACAACGTTGCAAACGTGTAAATAATCAATGGGTTTTAGAAACAATCGATAATACTGAACATTGCAAGCGTTTATTACGAAGAGAAAGAAACAGATTGTTACTGGAAACAGATTGGAGAGATTTGCCCTCCTATCCAGGCACTGATCAAAATGAATGGAGAAGTTATCGCCAAGCTCTACGTGATTTACCATCTACTGCATCACCAACTTTAAATGAACATGGTCAACTTATCAACGTCACATGGCCGACAAAACCAGAATAATTCATGGTCTACATCATAAAGAAATGGACAACTGCAACTGTTCAGGTGGTTTATTACATACCAGACCATCTTTCTTTAGTAAATGAATTCATGTGGCAAACAGAAGACCAGATTCCAGAATATCCCAGAATAACAGAGTTTCTTGACTATTGGGACAAGAACATAGATGGACCCATCAAAGAAGTATTCATACATGACCACGATGAAGCAAAGATTCGTCATGTAGACCGAAGGTATAAGATTAACTAGTGAGTGTAAAATCCCCTTGCAAAAAGATATGCAAACTTGTAAAACGCAAAAACAACGGAGAAGAATTTTGCGTAGGTTGTGGGAGAACGAGAGAAGAAATAAAATTGTGGAGTCGAAGCACAGACGAATACAAACAAAAAGTGATTGATAGATTGAAAGTTTCATGATGGAATGGTTTTGGATTGCATTGAGCCTTTATCCTATCTGGGTAATCATAAATCTAATCACACCCAGATTAGGACTACCCTGTCTTTGAGGACTCGCATTTACCATTCGGTTCGGATGGAAAAAAATAAAGAAAAAACTTGACAAATAGTACGAAACTTGATATAGTATAATTGTGATGATGAGAATAACCCTTTCCTAAAAAAACATTATGAAAAAAGTCAACACAAACATGAGGCCCCCGAAAAGAGTAAAAATTACTTTAAGGGACTTAGCTGGTTGGTTCAAGAAAATCAAACTGGATCTACGTTTTCAAAGACCAATCGCTTGGGAAGCGATAAATCGAAATGGTTTTATTCGTTCTATTATGACAGAAAAAGGTAACGTTAATTTTTGTGTAGCATCAGCTGAAGAATGCAAGGAATATTGTGAAGAGAGAGGTTTGACTAATGATGCAGAATATTTTCGTGAAATTTCACTGACTCATCGTTGGGTTTCAATTGACGGAAACAACCGATTAGTAGTTTTACACAACTTCATCAATGGGATTGAAGATCCAACTACAAAAAAACCACTTGAAATAGATTTTGGTCCTGACCCATACAATATTGATGTTTATGACGAAGACAAAAATTCAGAAACATATGGAAAAGTAATCAAAACTATAACGGCAGTGTTAGGTAAATCTACTTACGAAAATCTACCTACAGAGTTCAAAGAATATTTTGATTCACGATGTATGTTTATTGAAGATTTGCAAGGAGCAACTCGTTATGATTGCCAAGAAAAATTTGTAAACATCAACAGTAACGTTAAACTGACAGCAATGGAATTGCGAACTGCAATTATTTGTCATTTTTCGGATTTCATTCGTGAGTTTTCATTAGAATACACATGGATTGAAGATCAAATTTCAAAGATATCAGTCAAAGGTCGTGTTCTTGATGAATTTATCCTTGCCTGTTTCATTTATTTAGGCGATGAAAAAATTTCTGATATTAACAAAACCGCTTACAATCTTCCTTACAAAGATGAGTCGTGTTTTACTTATTTACAGAAAAACACTTCAAAAGGTATTCTGAAGAAAGCTCTCAGAACTTTCAAAAAATTTGTAAAGCTTGGTAAAGCAGAGATTAAGTCAAAACACGAACTATTCAACTGGATTATGGTCTTTGACTACTGGACAAAGAATGGAGTTGAGTTTGATTCTGATGAATTGTATAAGACCTTTTTAGGTGCTCACAACACATTGATGAAAGATTCAACACTTTTGCATAGTGAGGGTTCAGCCGCATTTGACTACGATGGTTGTAATAGTGCTTTCAAAGAAGGAAAGATGACTGCTCGTTTGACTGCTCTCAACGAACTTATCATGAAAAACGAGAAACTATTTACTGTTGTAGACGTTGAAAAGACAGGTGTTGACTCGGTTCCTATGGACAAACGTGACTCAAAGAGATCTTTTACGGCAAAAGATCGATACGAGTTGTGGAAGAAACAAGGTGGTTCTACTGTCACTCTTGATACAGCAACTAATCAACCAATTGATGCTACTGATGCTGTATGTCCAGTTTCAGGAGAAACTATCACTTATAGGGATTGTCAGAATGGAAATCTTTGGGAAGCGGATCATATCATTCCTTGGTCAAAAGGTGGTCTTACTACCATTGAGAATGGACAATTGATCAAGAAAGAATACAATAGAGTGAAATCTGATTCAATTCCTGAAGAAGAAGAATTTGAAACATTTGCTTTAGCCGCATAAATAGTTTTGAGAGGTTGTCCATTACGGAAACCTCTCTTCACCGATTCGTTGCCGTGTGCTTCGGGACGAATCTTCTTACAACCAACCTTGCTTTATAAGGAGGTATTATGGTACAACTAGCACATCATTCACATTTCACAGCAGGCGACTTAGAAAAGTTCATGGGTCTTTCCGTAGGGTTTGACTCTATGTTCAATCGTCTGATGTCATTTCCAACTTCACAACAAGAGAGTTTTCCGCCTTACAATATTCGTAAAGTGGATGAGTATAATTATGTCATTGAGGTAGCCCTTGCAGGGTTTTCCGAAGATGATATTGAAGTTGAAGTAGCGGACGGAATACTTACTGTCCGTTCAACAGAAGACAAAACCTCAGATGACAACAAATATGTTCATCGTGGAATTGCGAGAAGAGCGTTTTCTCGTAAATGGACCCTTTCAGACGATATGGTTGTAAGGGGTGCAGAATTTCAAAATGGTCTTCTGAATATTTCACTTGAGAAAGTGATTCCAGAGGAAAAGAAACCTCGGCTTATCCCAATTAAAAATCACTCAAAGGTGATTGACCACAAGGATAAGTAATCCTCAAAACCCCATCAGAGATATATACTTTGATGGGGTATTTTTTTATTTAAACTACTTGAGGGGGTTTTATGTTACCATTAGCAGGAATGCTATTCAATGTTGTGTCTGGGTTAGTAGTTGACAAGGCTCAGAACCTAGCAAAAGATCATGTGGGTAAAATGTTAGATGATTTGTTACCAGATGATGCAAAAGAAGAACTTGACAAACTTATTGCGGATGACCCAAATCATCCACATCAGACCGCTGAAGAAGCACTTCAAGCAGCAGCGGAAGGTAAACTACCAGTTCCGATGAAAGACGGACAACTTCTTCCAATTGAAATTGATTTGAAAGTTAGATTTGACCCAAATTCCAGAGCAGTAGAAGTTATACAAAGTTAGGAAAAAAATGTCAATGTATCTTACGAAAAATTTCGCATTGAAAGAAATGACGAAAAGTTCAACAGCAGAGAGATTAGGACTTACCAACACGCCGACTATGGAACACGTTATCAATTTGGTGAATCTCTGTAATCACATATTACAACCACTCAGGGAAGAGTATGGACCCATTCGCATCAACAGCGGCTATCGTGGTCCTGCACTTAACAAGGCGGTTGGCGGTTCAGGGACGAGCCAACATTGTAATGGTGAAGCGGCGGATTTTGAGTCATCCAAAATATCCAATCCAGATATTGCACACTGGATTGAAGCCAATCTTGATTTTGACCAACTTATTCTTGAGTTTTATGATGGTAAAGATCCACACAGTGGATGGGTGCATTGTTCGTATAGAAAAGATGGAAGTAATCGTAATAAAGCAATGACGGCATTGAGAGTAAACGGAAAAACTCAATATAAGGATGGTCTTCTCTCGTAATTACGAAAGGAGATTATGAAGTATATTTGGTTGAGTTATTTACAGATTTTGTTTATGTTACACCAGTTCAGTTCTAAAAAGAATTGGATTGACAAACAGATTCTATTATGTTATACTAGATTAGATAAGTTAGAAGTGAATTACGTTAGAATCTTTAACCTAGACAAATAATGAGTTTTTATACAAATGTTGTATGTATCGGAAATCACATTCTATTCAGAGGTGTCTCCAGCGATGGGAGGCGGTTTAAAGATCGTGTAGAGTACAAACCGCCTCTCTACATTCCTGCCAAAAACAATCAAGGTAAATTCAAAACACTTGATGGTCAACTTATGGGTGAGATTCGCCCAGGTAGCATCAAAGAGTGTCGTGACTTCATTCGCAAGTACAGTGAAGTTGAGAACTTTGAGATTCATGGTAACAACAAGTTTGAGTTCTCTTTTATTGCAGAACATTTTCCAGAAGAACATATAGATTACGACTTTTCACAGATTCGTATTGCTTACCTAGATATTGAAACTGGTTCAGAACATGGTTTCCCTAACATAGAAACCGCAAATGAGCAAGTTACTGCTATCACACTCAAGATTAGCAAAAAAGTTTATGTCTTTGGCACCGATGAGTTTGTCAATGACAGGGACGATGTTTTCTATTTTCGGTTTGAGAGTGAACGTTCCATGTTGGAAAAGTTCTTTGAGATTTGGGACAAAGAATCACCAGATATTCTCACAGGATGGAACATAGAGACATTTGATATTCCTTATCTTGTCAATCGTGCAAAACGTCTTTTCGATGTTGTCAAAAATCCATATCGTTTGTTGTCTCCGTGGAGAAAGGTCAATGAGTACACGATGTACGGAATGGGGGGTAAAGAACTCCAAGCATACGAAATCGTGGGTGTTGAAACGCTTGACTATTTGTTGATGTATCGTAAGTTTATCTACTCTCCGCAAGAATCTTATCGTCTTGATCATATCGCAAGTGTGGAACTAGGAGAGCGCAAACTTGACTATTCAGAACAAGGAACGTTGCATCTACTCTACAAGAATGACTATCAGAAGTTCATTGAATACAATATCAAAGATGTGGAGTTGGTTGAACGTCTTGAAGGTAAACTGAAACTACTTGAGATGATTGTTTCACTTGCATATCTTTGCAAGGTAAATTACGCAAATTGTTTTGGACAGGTTCGTATGTGGGACACTCTGATATTCAATCATCTTCTTCGCAAAGGTATTGTCATTCCACCAAAGCGATCCGCACACAAATCATCAGAATTTGAGGGTGCATTTGTCAAAGATCCAATCCTTGGGGCTCATGATTGGGTTGTCAACTTTGATCTGAATAGTTTGTATCCTCATCTCATCATGCAATACAATCTATCACCAGAAACTCTTATCACACAAGAGTTGCCGATGGAATTGCAAACTATCAAAAACAGGTATCCTAGAGTCGATGGTCTATTGACTGAAGAGCTGGACTTGAGTTCTCTCAAACAGTTTGGTGTTACTTACACTCCCAATAATGAATTCTATCGAACTGATAGACAAGGTTTTCTTCCAGAGATGATGGAGAAGATTTACAATGACAGAGTGAAATACAAAAAGCTGATGATTGAGACAAAGAAAGAGTTGCAAAAAGAAAAAGACCCTGTGAAAAGACATGATCTGAATAATCTTATCTCTAAGTATCATAATATGCAACTCAACCTCAAGATCACTCTCAACTCTGCTTTCGGTGCCATGGGAAACGAGTACTTTCGTTATTTTGACCAGAGAGTTGCAGAAGCGGTGACTACATCTGGTCAGTTGTCTATTCGTTGGGTTGAGAAAGAGATCAATGAGTATCTGAATGACTTACTCAAACCAGAAGAAACAAAAGATTATGTTGTTGCGGTTGATACTGACTCTGTTTACATACGTCTTGATGACTTAGTAAAAAAAGTATTTGGTGATAAGATTGATGATAAGACCAAAGTGATTGACTTTCTTGATAAAGTGTGTGAAGATAAACTTGAGGACATTATTGAAAAATCTTACGCACGACTAGCAGATTATGTTAATGCGTTTCAGCAGAAAATGGTGATGAAACGTGAAAACATTGCAGACCGAGCACTTTGGACTGCAAAGAAACGTTATATCATGAATGTCTTTGATTCAGAGGGAGTGAGGTACGAAGAGCCACAGTTGAAGATCATGGGTATTGAAGCAATTCGTTCCTCTACTCCTGCTGCTTGTAAAATCAAGATGAAAGATATCTTCAAGATTATTATGAATGGCACAGAAGAAGATGCAATAAATTACATTGAACAGTTCAAAGAAGAGTTTTCTACGTTAGAAGCAGAAGACATCTTCTTTCCAAGGTCTGTTCGTGGTCTTGATAAGTATTATGATTCAGCACAACTTTACAAGAAAGGAACTCCGATTCATGTGAAGGGTGCTTTGATTTACAATAAAATGCTCAAGGAGATGAAACTGATGAATTCCTATCCAACAATCAAGGATGGTGAAAAAATTAAGTTTGCATATCTCAAAAAACCAAATCCAGTTGGAGATACTGTCATTGCGATACTAAACAATCTTCCACATGAATTTGACTTGAAGGATTACATTGATTATGAATTGCAGTTCAATAAAGCATTCATTGAACCGATGAGCTCTGTAATGAACTCAGTAGGTTGGAAAACTGAACGACTATCAACTTTGGAGGATTTCTTTGGATAAAATATACATACCTACTTTAGGCCGACACGACAATCAAATAACATTTAACCATCTTCCACAAAAATGGAAAAATATTACTGTCATGGTGATCCAAGAAAAGGAGAAACGTTTGTATGACTATGATTGTGAATATCATGTTGTTGACAATGATATAGGAATAGCAAAAACAAGAGAAACTATATATCGTCTAGCTGGTAAAACAAGATACATGATTATTGATGATGATATTACCTTCAAAAGAAGGAATAGAAGATATTATGGACTTGAATCAAATATGGAAAAATCTAAAAAAGATTTTGAAGATTCTGATTATGATGATATGATACAGTCATTTGATGAAAAACATGATGAAGGTGTCATTTTGTGTGGAACGAGGTTGGAATATTTGCCACCAGCTCAAGAAGCATATAGTGACACGGGCGGTGGGATTTACAATGCTTATTCTATCGATGGTCCAATATTTTATGAGTTTATTGACGATATTGATTTTTCTTATACCAAAAATCCTCACTGTACAGTTGAGGACATTATAATCAATATGGAAATATTGAGTAGGGGATACAAGATAGGAAAGTTTGATGAATTTCTCTACAGTACAGATTTTGGGTCTGATGGTGGGTGCAGTACTTTTAGAACAGTGAATGAAGTCAAGAGTGGTTTGCAAATGATAAAAAATAGATTTCCAAATTATATTCAAATTCTTGATAAGGAAATTGTCAATGGACAACCTAAAGTAAGAGTTTTTTGGAGTAAACTGATAAACGACTTGCCAAATCACAAAGACAGACCAACCCTAAAGGGTTTTTTCGGATAATGTTTTTCGGTTTACTTACACTTTTTGTTGCACTTGCAATCTCAACAGTCGCAGCTTATTACTCTATTGTCGGGTTGATGGCAATATTTGCAGGGGCGACTACCGCTATTGCAATTATGGGTGTAGTTCTGGAAGTGGGAAAACTTGTCGTTGCAAGTTGGACCTTTCAAAACTGGAAAACAACTGCATTCATGATGAAGGTGTATTTCATCTTTGCAGTTCTGGTGTTGATGTTTATAACATCACTAGGAATATTTGGGTTTCTTTCACGGGCACATATTCAACAATCAAACCCAACCGCCTTGTTGGAAGAGCGAATAGAAAGAATAGAAATCAAGACAGAACAGAAACAAGAACAGATAGGGAGATATGAGGGAAGATTAGAAATACTAGACAAAGCTCTTGAGAGATACATTGAACTTGGTGCAGTCACAAGGGGATTGAATAAGATTGCAGAAAGTGACAATGAAACGACATTGTTGAAAACGAGAATCGATACTCTGGAAGGAGAGATTGATGAGTTGACAGATGAGAAGTATGAATTGAAAACGAAACTGAATCTTGCAGAAGTGGAAGTTGGACCTATTCGTTATATTGCTGAGATGTTATATGATGATGCGAGTGAGAGTGAACTTGAAGAGGCCGTTCGTTGGATAATCATACTTCTCATCTTTGTTTTTGATCCTCTTGCAGTTGTGTTGGTGATTGCAGCCAATATTACTTTGAGGGATTATAGAACAGAAAAGAAGAAGAACACTAAAATAGTAACAGTCATGCCCGATTTGTCAGATAAGGAGGTGATAGATAAAGACAACGTGGCAGAGTATAAAGAAGAAGAGGAAACGAGCGATTTCAAAATCCTCACTTGGGAAATGTTCAAGAAATTGAAAGGAAAATAATACATGAGTTATCTGAAAGAATTAGCAAAAGTATCTGGTAATGAGTTTGCAAATCTCGTTGATGATGGGATTTTTGGTGGTGACGTTGAACAATTCATAGACACAGGTTCTTACGTGTTCAACGCTCTTTTGTCTGGTTCAATTTATGGTGGATTGCCTGCAAACAAAATCACTGCAATCGCAGGAGAATCTGCAACTGGTAAAACCTTTTTTACACTTGGACTTGTGAAAAGGTTTCTGGACATGAACGAAAAAGCAGGAGTGATTTACTTTGAATCGGAATCTGCATTGACAAGTGATATGCTACGTGAAAGAGACATTGATGTGAACAGAGTGATTCACGTTCCTGTTTCTACTGTAGAAGAGTTTCGTATGCAAGCAGTCAAGATTCTTGAGAAACATACAGAGGTTCACGAAGCAGACAGACCACCTTTGATGATGTGTCTGGATTCACTTGGTATGTTATCAACTGAAAAGGAACTTGGTGATATGACGGATGGTAAAGTGGTTCGTGACATGACAAAGGCACAGGTTCTAAAAGGTGCATTTCGTGTTCTCACTTTGATGCTCGCAAAAGCAAATGTCCCATTCATTGTGACGAATCATGTCTATGACCAGATTGGTTCTATGTATCCACAAAAGGTAATGGGTGGTGGTTCTGCTGTTCAGTATGCAGCTTCATCTATTGTATTCCTGTCTAAAAGAAAAGAGAAAGAAGGAACAGAAGTAATCGGGAACATCATTCACTGCAAGATGCAAAAGTCCAGAATGACTAAAGAAAACAAGATGGTTGACGTTCTGTTGACGTATAAAGATGGACTACATAAGTATTATGGTTTGTTGGAAATGGCAGAAGCCGCAGGAGTGTTCAAGAAGGTTGCAACACGATACGAGTTACCAGATGGTTCAAAACTTTTTGGTAAACAAATCCTCTCAAACCCTGACAAATACTTTACTGAAGAAGTGTTGAATAAGATTGACAATTACACTCAAACGGAGTATACTTATGGAAGAACAAGTGAAGATGACGAAGGAGCAGTTGAAGAGCTCATATCGTCTGATGAGTGAAGACCCAGAGGGGAAAGATAGACCTTGTGTTTTCATAGAGAAAGGTCCATTTGCAGGAATTACAGTTGCATATGGTAAGTTTCAAATGGCGGATGAAGAGAATGATGATGGTTCTACTAAATGTCGTTTTGAGTATGACATGATTGGTATTCCGCCTGACATGATGGACAAAGAGTTTAGTGATGAAGAAGGTGAAAAGTTTGAACGAATGCTCGGAGAAGTATTCATTGACATCTTAGATCAAGAACTTGAAAGACGAAAGGAAGAATCAGAGGATGGAAAAACTAGAAGATACGATTTTACGAAACCTGTTGTTTGACGAAGATTATACGAGAAAAACACTACCATTTTTTCGTGATGAGTATTTTACGACATTTTCTGACCGTTTGATATTTGAAGAGATACGAAAGTATTTTGACAAGTATTCAAAGCAACCATCCATCGAAGCTCTTGGTATTGAGTTAAATGGAAGGAATGACATTGCAGAAGAACAGTTGAAATCTGCAATGGAGTCACTGGAAACAATCGAGAAAGATTACAAAGACGAGACAGTGACAACTGATATGAATTGGTTGATGGAAAAAAGTGAAAAGTTCTGTCAAGATAAAGCGCTCTACAATGCGATAATCAATTCAATTGCAATCTTTGATGAAAATAAAACAACAAAAGAAACCAAAGATGCCATTCCTTCCATACTTGCTGATGCACTTGGTGTAAGTTTTGATGTTCATATCGGACACGATTACATTGACAATGCAGATGAACGATTTCAGTTTTATCGTAAGAAAGAAGAGAAGATTCCGTTTGACTTGGAGTACTTCAACAAGATTACTACTGGTGGTCTTCCAAGAAAAACTTTGAATGTCGCACTTGCTGGAACTGGTGTTGGTAAGTCATTGTTTATGTGTCACATGGCTGCAAGTTGTCTGTCTGATAACAAGAATGTACTTTATGTCACTCTTGAAATGGCAGAAGAACGAATTGCAGAAAGAATAGATGCAAATTTGATGAATGTCACGATGGACACTCTCAAAGAAATGCCTAAAACATCCTACGAGAAGAAGATTGGAAAACTCAGAGAGAAAATCAAAGGGAAACTGATAATCAAAGAGTATCCAACTGCAACTGCATCTGTGAATAACTTTCGTGCGTTATTGAACGAACTGAAGATCAAGAGGGGGTTTGTACCAGATATATTATTCATGGACTATCTCAATCTTTGTGTGTCTTCTCGTTATCGCAACAACATCTCTGCTGGTTCTTATTTCGTAGTCAAGGCCATTGCAGAAGAACTTCGTGGTCTTGCAGTTGAAGAAGATATTCCGATTGTCTCTGCAACTCAATTAAATCGGACAGGGTTTATGTCCTCAGATGTTGGATTGGAAGATACCTCAGAATCGTTTGGTCTTCCTGCAACTGCTGACTTTATGTTTGCACTCATCTCTACTGAAGAACTTGAGAAGCACAATCAAATCAAAGTCAAACAACTCAAAAATCGTTATAATGACCCTGTGAAAAATCGTAACTTTGTGGTTGGTATTGATCGTGCCAAGATGAAGTTGTATGATGTAGAAGAAGATGCACAAAAGGAACTGAATACTGATCCACAAGAGAAACCAGTTTCCAAGTCAAGTGGTGCAATGAGTTGGGACAAATTTCAGAAAGAAAAGAACAAAAAAACTGGTTTAGAAGGTATCAAAGTTACGTGAGTTATAAATATATAAAGAAAACTTTATTTCAAAGAATTTTTATATAAACGAGGATTATAACTATGTCTGCTGCTAGAGAAATTGCCAATCTACGTTCCATTCCTACCAATGGGAACATTTTACTGGATTACACCGCTGGAGATGCGCTTGATGGAACAGGAACTTGTAACATCGCTGCAGGACTAAATGCATTGGGTGCAGCTACATCTGGTGACGATAATGTTGCAATAGGACGCCTCGCACTTGGTGCAGGAGTTACAACTGGAAATGACAATATAGCAATCGGTGCAGCTGCAGCAGATGCACTCACTTCTGGTTCTCATAATATTGCTATCGGAGATAGTGCATTGAGTGCTGCAACAACTAGTAGTCATAATATTGCGATAGGTTGTGCTGCTTTAATAGCTTCTGTTGATGATGGAGAAAATAACGTTGCAATTGGTAGAGCTGCAATGGGTGGTGGAGATGTGTCTGGTGATTCTAACATTGCAATTGGATATGCAACTATGGATGCATTAACTACTGGTGGTGATAATGTTGCGATAGGTAGAAATGCATTAACTGCAGCTACCGATAATATTGATAATATTGCGATTGGTGAATCTGCATTAGCCGCATCAGATGGTGATGGAGATTGTAATATTGCGATTGGAAATAATGCAATGGGTTCTGGTGATGTTTCAGGTATGGATAATATTGGAATTGGTAGATTTACATTAAATACACTAACTTCTGGCAATTGTAATATTGCGATAGGTTTGATTGCAGGAGGGTCACTAACTACTGCTAGTGATAATATTTTGATTGGTAGAGCGTCAGGAGATGCACTTAATTCTGGTGCTACTAATATTGCAATAGGATTAAATGCACTAAGTGCTTCTACTGATGGTTGTGATAATATCGCAATTGGTCAATCTGCACTTAATTTATCAGATGGTGATGCAGACAATAACATTGCAATCGGAAAAACGGCAATGGGTGGTTCTGATGTTGCTGGCACGGAAAACATTGCAATTGGTTCAAATGCAGCAGATGCACTTACTTCTGGTGGTTATAATATTGCAATGGGAATAAACGCATTGGGTGCAGCTCAAACAGGTGCAAATAACATCGCATTGGGACAACTTGCAATCGGAACTGGTGCAACAACTGGTGATGACAATATTGGAATAGGAAGAGCTGCTGGAAGATGTATAACGAGTGGCGCTTGTAATATATCAATTGGTCAGGGTACAATGCATGGAACTACATCCATAACTGGTGCAAATAATATTGCAATGGGTACAGCTGCAGCAGATGCACTCACTTCTGGTCATAGTAATATCGCAATAGGAAAAGATGCATATGGTGCTGCTACTATTGGAATCAAAAATATTATGATCGGTTGTAATGTAGCGAATGGTATTACTACTGGACAAGCAGATGAGAATATTGCAATAGGAACTTATGCTTTAACTGGAAACGCAAGCACTACTGGAAATCGTAATATTGCGATTGGTTATGCGGCATTTGATGCAATTACTACTGGTGCTTGTAATGTTGCAATTGGAGAGAACGCATTAGGTCAAGCAACTACTGCTTGTTTTAATATTGCAATAGGAGTTGAGGCCTTGGGTAGTGCCGCTGTTGCGTGTGGTGGATCAGAACAGGCAGAACATAATGTCGCAATAGGATGTACAGCATTAGGTGGATTGACAAGTGGTTCTTATAATATTGGAATAGGTAGAAATGCTGGAGAAACAGTAACAACTGGAACACAAAATACTTTCATTGGTGTTAATTCTGGAGGTGGTGGGACTGTAACTGGTAATAATAATATTGGCATGGGTCAAGCATCATTAGATGCACTTACTTCTGGTGCTTGTAATATTGCATTTGGAATAAACGCATTAGGTGCTGCAACTACCGCTTGTGGTAATATTGCGTTGGGAGTATCTGCACTTGGTGGAGCTCTTGCTTGCACCGGCAGTGGAGTTGCAGAATTTAACATTGGTATAGGTGGTTATGCTGGAGATGCGTTGACACATGGTTATCATAATATTGCAATAGGATGTAATACTCTTACCAATGCAACACTTATTGGTAATTCTGTTGCAATAGGTAGAGCAGTAATGAATGGTATTACTACTGGTACTGCACATAATAATATCGCTATCGGTAATTCAACAATGGTTGGGTCTGCGAGCACTACTGGTCAAGATAATATAGCATTAGGTCGTTCAGCATTGGATGCACTCACTACTGGTTCTGATAATATTGCAATCGGTAGATCGGCCGGTGATTCTATTACCACTACAAGTTGTGTTATAAACATAGGATATAATATAGATAATACAACTGCAAACACAACTTGTATCGGTGGAACTTGTGTTATGGCAGCACAATTTACTGCAACATCTGATTGTCGTTCTAAGAAAGATATTCAAGACCTTCCTTACGGATTAGATTTCATTAACCTTCTAAGACCAGTTTCCTACAAATGGAAACCACAAGAAAATAAGTTGGACAAAGATGGCAATTTGATTCATGAAGGAGAACAAAATCACACTCATCAAAGAACTATGTTTGGTCTTTTAGGGCAACAAGTTAAAGAGTCATTGTCCAAGTTAGGATTGGGTTATAATGATTTTGCAGGATTTCAAGATAAAGAAATCGAGCATGGTCCTTCTGGATGGAAACCATCTTATCAAGAAGAAAACAAAACAATCAGTTTAGCATACGATGATTTCATTGCACCTCTTATTAAGTCGGTACAAGAATTATCTGCTGAGGTTGACTCTCTGAAGAAACAGCTAAAGACATCATAGATATATAATTTTACATCATTACTAACTGAAAAATACAAAAACTGAATGAACACATACATTATTGAAGGCGGCATTGGAAAACAAGTCGCCTTCACAGCGATTATAGATGCACTTGTGAAAAAGGACAAAGAAAAGATACAAGTTCATTCTCCCTACGTAGACATTTTCGGTGGAAACACCAACATCAAATTTGCACTTGATGCAAACACGATTCACACTCAAGACAAACGTATTTTAGAGTCACAAAACATCTGTTATTGTGAACCTTACAAGTCAAATTACCTGAAAGGTGAGTTGCATATCATTCAAAGTTACTGCAAACTCTTTGGTGTGAAATACGATGATAAGATGCGGCCGAGGATGTACACAGACCACTACAAAGAAGATGCAAAAAAGATTGCAGGAGAGGGTGACTTTATCGTAGTTCAGTTTTCGGGTGGACAAGCGCCAGCAGGATTCAATCCAGGCAATCCTTATAACAGTAATGACCCTTCAAGAAACTATCATCCATTTCTTGCACAAAAGGTGATTAACATTCTCAAAGAGAACTACAAGGATTTGACGATACTGAACTTCTCTCTTCCAAATGAACCAAACTACGAGCAGACAATCAAACCAGATTTGATGCCGTTTGCACAATGGCACGAAATCCTGAAGTTACCAAATTGCAAAGGTTTCATTTCTACTGACTCCTGTCTGAATCATTTTTCTCGTAGTGCTGGTAGAAAAGGTGTGGTGATTTGGGGTGGAACAAGATGGATTCAGTTGGGATATAAACAGAATAGTAACATCAATAA